GAAGTCAGTTGACTCGTCAAAGGTCCTTGGCTTACCTACCTGCAGCTTCTTCCGAGCAGCTTCTTTTGCTACCTCTTCTGCTGCATCATCCTCGGCAAAGTAGGCGAGGTGTATCTGATACATTTCCTTAGAGATCCACTCACCAGTCATGGCTTCCGCCAAGCCACCTTTTGTTCTATAAATGAAATTAGATCGCTTCTTTAAGTTCCAAGCTGCATCCATACCCTTCATATTCTCTTTGAACTTATCTGCCCATTTCTTCTGGATACCTGCGTGTTTAGCTGGGTCCTTTTCGTGAGCTAATTCATTACGAAGTCCTTGGTATGCTGCCTCTTTAGTCTCTTCCTGCCATACATATTCATCACTAGACTTCCAATCAGTCCTGTCCAAGCTACCTTCAGAAGCTGCAATGTTAACAGCTGCTAGTTTGATAGTAGTCTTACCATCAGCTAGAGCAGTCTTATACTCAATACTGTTCATGTGCTTAGCTAAACCACTAGGATCATTGAGTGCTCTTACGGCTGCTGCCTTCTGTGAATCTGTCATTCCATTATCTTGATAGATTGAAAGCTCAGTAACTGAAGGGTCACCCTGTATTATCTTTGTCATAGTTTCTGGAAATGCAGCTGCATCAAGGTTCAACAGCTTATCAGTACTAATAAGATTCTTGAGATCAGTAGTAAACATCTGCCCATCTGTATAATTTTTAGCAATTAACTCGGCCTTGGCATCATCGAGAGTACCACCACCAGCTAATACTTTGAAAGCAGCTGTACGCATATCTTTAGTATCTTCTGTATTTTTGAAATTAACTTTAGCCTGTGTATCAAGGTCATTTTCCTCTGACTTCTTTTCAGCTTTATGTTGAGCATTAGCTAACCTATTCTTGTAAGTTGGATGTTCTAGCAGCGAAGGTACACCATCGGCATTACCTTTAGCTAACAATTCATATAACTCTTGATCGCCATCTAGTGCAGCTACTTCAACCTGCCTTACCAAATCTTCATTCAGCTCCTCAGCAGTTAAACCTGCCTCCTTACCAGAAGCTCGCCATATTTGTAGAGTCTTAACGCTTGCAGGTACATTAGGATCATCTAGCATTGTAGTGAGTGCAGTGTTACTATTACTCCTGTTCTCAATTGCTATCTTCTCCATATCCGCTGCTTGTCCACCCATGTTTATCCTTAGGGTTTCAGCTTTAGTCATCTCTAGAAACTTAACGCCATACTCAGGTGAGCGATCTGCAGTATCAGCCTGTGCCTTCTCACTCCATTCAGCTATAAATGCTTCACGTGTTTGATCTTCTGGCTTATTGAGCCATGCTTCATTCATTTCAAGCTTATGCTGGTTAGCTCCAGATATAGCTGACCGTTGATCAAATGCTCTCATGTAAGCTGGTTCAGCACCTTCTTTAGCTGGTAGCCCTTGGAGTGCTGCAAGTGATCCTTCATCAGTTTCACGCCTGTCTGTAGCTATTCTATTCTTCTGAGCTATCTGTGCTATCTTAGGATTTAAATCCTTCAATGCCTTAACTAACCCATCTACTGCATAGTTGTTCTTCTGATCCCGACTAGTATTAATAGGGTTAGCTACAACCTTCTTTAACTCTGGGTCAGAATCTGGTGTAGCTAAGAAGCGTACTTGCCTTGATGATAGCTTCTGTATTGTAGTTTTAGATTCGCGTGGCATTCTCTTGTCCTTTTATTTATTAAGCTGTAGATTTACCTGCTGCATAAGCTCCTGCTCCAGCAGTTGCAACACTGATAGCTCCACCCATCCAATCTGGTTTCTTAATCTTGTTTCGTCTATTGGCAGACTGAGCAGCTAAACCTTCAGCTTCAGCACCACCTTGTTTCTGTGTAGCAGCGCGGTTAGATTCAATAGAAGCTATGTCAAAGCCTTCATTGAACTCTGCTTCCTCTAGGGCTTTATTAAATGAGTTTCCTGCTAACCCAGTCTCACCCTGAATTGTTTTGATTCTACTGCGCTCTATCATTGATTCCTTAGCTCTAGCACTCTTCTTGTCTTGAGCTTCTTGATTCTGCTGTTCACCTCTAAGATTCTGTGCGATAGACTCTGCAATAAAACTTCTATCCTCAGACTTCTGTGCCTTCTTAGCAGAAGCACTAGTTGTTATATTCTGTGCCAATGCAGCTGCTGCTGCTATACCCATACTAATACTAATTGGTTCACACATTTTGCTTCACCTTATAAAATTTGTAGAACGGTGCTGATGCATAGCCCCAGTTCTCATCGAGTTCACCAAGGTTATATCCAATATGCTGCAGCCATTTGATTGACGTTTCATTCTTTGAGTACACCATGTTAACTAGAACAGGGTGTTTATTATTCCATAGTTCTGTTCGTGCCTTAGCATCCATCACTACTTGTATTGGGTACTTATCAACCTCATCCGAGCATACCATAAATGGTACACCCAGATTCTGATTGCTTTCAACTGAACAACAGCCTAAGATAGCTATGACGTTACCCTCAGCATCAATTGCAGACTCAGCTTCACCATGACACATCTCGATAGAATCAATTAATGCCTGACCATACTCTGGTCCTGAAGACAATAACAACTCAATCACGTCACTCTCTCTGAGCTTCGGTAGTATTTCAATTACATCTGCGATTTCTGCTTTACGGTAACTTATCATATTTATATCCTATTAGACTGTTTAACATACTCACCTACCCATTCTGCTGCTTGAAACTTACATGGGAGATGGTTGGTGCTAACTATATCTATTATAGCCCCTTTGCTTTTGGTTCTGACAGGAAACTTAAAGGAACCTGAATCAATTCCTACCTGCCCAATAGTTGCGGTTATGTCACCTAGAGTACCACCCGTATATTTATAGGTGTACTTAGAACGACCTCGTGGTGTCACTTCTACTTGGAAGAAGCCCGTATCAGCGTATGATACAGACATATTTCTCATTACAATATTAGCTGATTGAACTGCTACACCCTTGCCATCTCTGACATGTTGCTCTGAGAACCTATAACGCATTTCAAAGCTACGACCAATGACACATGGGTAAGCTGAATGATCACCTATAGCTTCTATGGTAGTGTCACTAATAATACGAGTTACACTGATCTTAGCCCCTTCATTAACAGGCCATGTTGAACCCTTAATAACTGAGAATGTTCCTGCATCTGTATAAGGTAAGGTCCACGTGGTTATATCAGTCACACTGTTGTACACTCCAGTGAGGGAAGTCTGCCTGTCCAGTAAAATCTGGTAAGGAAACCCCGTGCTTGTGTAGCCTTCCTGCAAATTCATAGACTCTAAGTAAATACCATCTGCCCTTTGTATGACTACATATAGTTTTGAATTAATAAAGTCTGCATGTAGTACTGTATCACCCGCATCAAACAGAAACTTACCCCATGCTGACTGTGCCTTCTCTTCAGCACTCCAGTATACCTTATAGATGTATATGGCATTACGCTCATCTGTAGTCATAGCTATCACTAAATCTTCAGTTGTACTAGCAGCTAACTTAAATAGGTTAGGCGGTACATATGAAGGGCAGTGGGCTGTCACGTCTGCTGCATCATTAGTTACAGTACTTACATCCACGAAGTATTCTCTGATAGCAGATGATGTTTCCTTGTCTGCAGCAAAGTATACTGAATGACCTAGACTTACAGGTTCACTCAAGGATGATGATGTGAACTCAGTTACGACTTCAGTAGTGACAGTCTTAGAGGTCAACGCATCGGTAGCTGTAAGCTGGAACTGTGTCTGATCTGAGAACATTAGTAATGTCTTATTGAAAGGTATAACACTCTTCAATACTGACACCTTAGTGTGACTAACATTAACATCAATTGGATCATCGTCAAGTACAGCTGTAGTAGTCTTGGACCAGAAGTTAAAGTACAACCCTGACCTAGACATTATGATTGCTTCACCAGCATACAATCCTAGTCTATCCCTGTGAAAGAATATGCCTGAAATTGCTGTGCCTATGAATGAGGGATCTGGATTAGATGTTGTACTGCCTACTTCTCTTGAACCCCATGTTTGTTTACCAAATGTAAATGCTCCCGCACCTGTACGCACTAATGTATGTGGCATAAGTAAAGGATTAATTATTGTTTGTTGTGCTGGTGCTGTTGTTTCTATCCACACTCCAGTAGCATCCCAGATCACATAGTAATCATCAAATCTCTGGAGATCATCACCCTCTATCTTCCAAACATCACCTGTAGTACCAGTAGCTGGCAGGTCCGAGAACTTCTGCTTAGACCCTAGTGTAGCTCCACCAGAAGTAGTGGTGTCCATAAGTGGAATCTTGCTTTTATTAACTATGAATGTGAAATCAGCAACTGTTACAACACTGAATGACGTGCGTGGTGTAGTAGCACTCAGGTATGTCTTCCCATCTGGAAATGATACTGTCTGTGCTGTACCTGCTAGGTCATAGACCTCTATGTCACCATCAAGTATAACTACTATATAACGCTCAACTGCATCCCTGTTAATCAGATGTAGGTAAGCATCACTAGCAATACTACTCTTTATCTTAGCAATGTGATTAGTACAGGGTCGCTTTCGCAGCCCAGTTGCTATCGTTGGATAGCAGTTTTCCTGTAGTTCGCATTGAGATGGGTGGCGTATAGGATCAGGTTGTTGTGATACTCCATTGAATAGATTGGGTATTACCCCATTTACTAAAGCCATTCCTATCTCCCATAAAGTACGGAACTAACAGACCAATTATCTCTGAACATGTTGCCATCCGTCTTCTTGGCTTGGTGTCTTCTCAAGGCTGCATATGCTGAGCCTTCTTGTGCTTCTGAGAACTTGTGCTGAGAGTCAGAGCCTAGTGCTCTAGTCTGATATATACGTGCAGCTTTCACCATAATGTAAGTACGTGCAGCCTGAGGTAACTCGGCCCACTCCAATAATATTATGATTTCGCCTGTGATTGTTTCTGTAAATACATACGTGTGATTCTTCCTATCATATAAACGTAGTCCACGCTGTATTGTGTCGGCACTACTAGACTTTGTATTGAATTTCTCAATGTCAAAGCTGAGTGTGTTTACTGGTAAATTAATAAACCCTGAAGCATCTGGTATTAAATCCCAATCTTTCTCTTCATTAAAGGTCCACCCAATCTCTAATACAGAACGCAGTACCTGATCCAAAACGAGATGACACTCAGCCACATCAGCTAAACCAGAAGTTTCCAATGTGCTTACAGGGGATTCCCCTGCAGCATCTAGCATTGTATTTATTGCTTCCAGCTTTGTAGTAAGAACTGGTGTAGTCATTATGTTTCCCCTATGCAATATTAAAAAGGGGATCAGCAGTTTAACTACCAATCCCCCATGTACTAACTACTATTAAGAAGTAGTTTTCAACTCAACTGCTGCCTCAGGCCGAAGTATACCATGACCAATAGCATATTTAGCTAATAGCAATGTTACTTGACGGCGCATATCCCACTGCATTTCTTGTGCGAGATCTAGAAGTTTAACAGTACCAACTGCACGTGTGGACATTAGTAGCCCAACGGTTAGTGCAAAGTTACCTTGATAGGTAGCTGGTCCAGCTGCGATATTCGTGATAGGGAAGTTGTTGGTTTTAACCAACTGTGCTCCACCAATTTGGAATACAGTACCATCTTTAAAGTTACCATTACCTGCTGCATAATCGGTATTATAAAGAGTCTTGTCTTGTGCAAGCAAGTAGAACTGAGCTGGTCGCATGAAACAGTTACGCCCGTCAGCTTCTGGATTATTCTTTTCATCCATTGCTTGAATACCATCATAGATCCCTGCTGCTAGATCGGTAGATGATGTACGATACAGAGTACCAGCTGATGTTAGAACAGTTCCGCCGTCACCACCAGTGACAGTAGTTGAAGCGCGGGCTGCATTGACACCCACTTGTAGTACGTTTCTGTCCCACGTATTAGCCAGTTCAATACCACACTCACGTGAATAAATAGACCGATAATCATAATGGTTCATAGCTTCATCAATTGATGGGATAGCTACTGAAGCAATCAACTGATCATCAATAGAAATGACACGCTCATTGAGGTTAGATGTTTGTCCTAAGATTTCAGCACCCGCTGTGTGGTATGCTGCTGCTACTTTCCAAGTTGCAGGGAACTGGGCTGATTTACCATGTGAAATCTGGCGAACCGTATGCTTGTCTACTACTACTTGTGATTGTTCAAAGGCGGTTAGAATTTCACCACCGAATACTTTTAAGAATAGCGCATCTGTTGCGCCCGCGCTGTTAACTTGACCAGCGCGTAATGGTGTTGCTGCTGCCATAATATGTTTCCTTATAAATTAAATAAAATGTATTGCCTCACTATCTATTTAATAAAACTTAACACAGTGGTATCCTACCTCAGTAGGGCATTGCTTGTGTTTTACTTCTAGAATTAGGTTAGGGGCAGTTATAGTCGTACCCTAGTGGAGACTCAGAGACTAAAAGGCAGTTGTCTTACCTACCTTATTCTCTATTTGCTTACGATATGATGGGTCCTTAGCGTATCTAGGATCAGCCATAGCTGAAACCATCTCAGCCCTGCTACTGAATCCTTGTGTGCTTGGGTTGCCACCTGTACTGCCACCTAATAACTTAGGCTCTCTGCCGTGCTCATCCTCATACTTGGCGCGTAGGCCTGTGACCGCTAGTTTAACTGAATCAATATCTGACCCGTTAACTGCAGTATCGTATGCTTGGATTTCATCCTGCGTTAGTGCATCCTTCGCCCAGCCAACCATGTCAGCATAGGCCTGATCACCACCTGCGGTATTCTTAATCTCCGATTCCCATTGTGCCGACAAAGCTTCTTGTCCTGCGATGTATGAATTAATCGTAGCTTCAGGTATACCGTTTGCAACTAAGCCATCTATACTATCTTGAGATAGCTGACCATTAGCTGCATACTCAGACGTGAGTTCTTCAAAGTCAAAGCCTGACTTCTCAACCAACTCTTTTGCAGCATCTGCTTCACTATCAGCTTTACGAGCTGTGATAGCATTTGCTTTGGCAAGAGTAAGATCATCCTCAGCTACTGTAAGCGCATCCTTATCCGCCTGTGTAGCATCGTCAGCATCGGCTTTAGCTTTTGCTGCATCATGTCTTACCTGTGATAGGACTATAGCATCATCTGTATTAACCTTTAAAGGCTCAGCTGTTTTAGCTTTAGTCTTACCTCTACCCTTCTCCAACTCATTATAACTCTTAGTTAGAGAAGCATAATCTACTTCACCAGTTTCTTTATTATAGAACTTGGCAGGTACACCCTCAGGTTTAGCAGGTACCTCAGCTGTCTCAGCTGCTGCTACTTCTGGTTCGTCACCTTGTGCTGCATCAAACTTCGCAGCCATTGCTTCATTGTATGCATCTGTGCCAACTTCAGGCTCAACTGCAGGAGTCTCAGTGTTTTCCAGTTCTGCCATTCTAGCTATCTACCCGCACTGCATCGTGAGTAGAACAGGGCTTTCCTACTGGTTTGACTATTGGTTTAACCACTTTCTTCTTATCTTCTTCTACTTCTTTTACATGTACTGGAATCGCATTAGCCATCTTGTTTTCCTTATAGTTATACTTCTGGTGGTGGTTCTTCTTCACCACCCTGTTGGCCCATTGAGTCAGCATTAATATCCGCCATCATCTTACCACCCTGCGTTACTGCATTAGGGCCTAGAGTCTCCATCATTGACTGCTGCTGCTGCTGCTGTTGGGCTGCTTCCTGTTCTTGCTGAAGGTCCTCGGCTGATTTAACCAACCCCTTCATATCAATACCCCGTGCTACACCTGAGCGTTTAATATAATCACCAGCTATAATGTTGCCAGCTACTACTTCAGGTCCGAGCACTGAGATGTCTTCCATCCATGCCCTAAGCTTCTCAGCATCTTGACCGCGACCAATAGCATCTACACCTGTAGTTACTTGAGGCCTGACCATACCTTTCGGTAGCACTGGTAGCTTCTTCTGTTTCTCCATACGAGCCATAAGTAGTGTGACTAGTGGTAATTGAAACTCTTGAGACAGTGAAGAATAAATTCCACCCAGAGCATTTTCTAGTTCATTAGCCATGAATCTTATTTCTTCTGCTGTTACTCGTTCACCGTTGCGCTGGATAGCTGTGTTCATTAAGAACGCTAGGCCCAATGCAGCTTCTAGTCTTGTAATTGTATTGGCTGCTACTTGGAAGTCTGCAGATTTTTGGAGCTGTAGTATTGATACATCATCTGCATTGCCAATGATAATGTCACCTGATTCCGACTCAGTTATATCAACGGCTTCAGTTACAGCACTAGGCCGTAGCATGAATAGCACCTTAGCTGCTGCTGCACTTCCTTGTACAATTGCTTTCGTTAGGAACTCAAGAGACTGGATGTCACCTTTGTATTCCTCAACGTACCCTCTTCCATAATCCTCACCTGATATACCTGTGAAGCGTAGCACTGAGAACGGTGACTTATCTTTTGGAAACACACCCTCACTCTCAGGAACTAATACCCCACCTGCTTCTTGGGATATATACCACTTGTTCTTAACTAGCTTGACACAAGTATACAATGCTATGATCTTCTCACCATTCTCAGAAGTACTTGAGCCAGCTTCTCCATTAACCTCGCCTTGAATTTCTTCGGGAAGGTCCATGATAGATACATGTTCTTCTGTGATGAGTTCCAGTAAGTCACCCATTGGGTCACGTCTGGCAACGTATCGACCCAAAGGAAAGATTTTCATACCTCCTTTCGGATTCAAGTATGTAGCTACATTACCTGCAACTAATAGGTGCTTCAGAGCTTCAAATACGGCTGGTCGTATCGCAGAAGTTTCAATCTCTGTCATCACGCTACGTTCCATACTGTTAAATGTTTCTTCTACTTCACCTCGTAATCCCTCTTGACCAGTCAATTCTTGCAGTACAAAATCATCTACTACTAGTTTAAAGAATGGTGCATTCGGTGGTAGTAATGTTATTAATAATTTGCTTGCTAAGTTATTAACCCCCCTTGCTCCCAAAGACTGGAACGGTGTTGGTAACATCGTTGAACCACCACTACCTTCTGGCGGTACCAAAGATGGTATCGTTAACACGCTACATGATCTTGCCCGTTGAAGGTATGGATCACGGAAAGTTGTGAGCTTATTATATCTGCTTCTCTTCGTGCCTACTTCTCCTACAGGCATATCATTCATATTTTTCTACCCTAAAATTATTTATTGTTTCTTCTTCGTAGAAGTTATGCTGAGTCCCGATGATGAAAGTTCAGTCTCATCTCCACCAATCAGCAGTGAGTCTCTCACCTTGCTACCTACCTTAGGTGAACCACTAAACTCATCATCAGCTTTAGCTGCAGCCTCACTAGCAATCTCTTCGCGCCGAGCATTCAATCTAGCTTCTTCCTTTTCTCTAGCTATTTGGCTGGGGCTTGGGCCTGTAGGCCCACTACCACCACCACCGCCTCCCATGCACATATCAGTATCCCCTATTTAATTGATAGACCAGAATTAACCTCTTCCTTTTCTAGATCTATAGTTAATCCTTTGCGCCCCTGCCTCCTTAGTGGCTTGGCATTATCTTCAAGCTGCTGGAATCTATCTTCTGGATTCACTAGTGCACCTCTACGTTCTTCTTCGCGCTCCTTAGCTAGTCTAGCATTCTCTGCTTCCTGAGCTTTAGCTGCTGCGCTAGGTCCTCCTCCGCCTCCCATACACATTATAGTATCTCCGTTATTGTAGTTCTAGATTGTACTTCATCATATTTAGCTTGTAGTATTTCTGCTACTGTACACTGCCCTTCTCTATACCATAGCTCATTAGGCGGTGCATGTAAATTCAATGGTTCTCTAGGAAACATCTTAGCTACTGCAGTAATTATCTCTGGTGTTAGGATCTCCCCAATGTTAACTGTAGCCATTAGTTTTCCTTTAGTTTATATAGTGTTACTACCTTATCCTATACTGTGGGGATAGAGCATAAAAAACCCCTAACTATATGATAGCTAAGGGTTTAGTACTATTTCACTTTCTCGATTCTACTTCCACTAATTTGTCTAAGTAGTGCTGCGCCTTGTAAAGGTCCACAACACCACCCTTCTCTTTATATCTACTGATGTACTTAATAATGTTACCTTCAAGATAACCAATGTCGTTAGCTATAATGAAATCCCACGGCTGTATAGCCTTCAGGTAGTGATCGCCTCCAACCTGCTTGGAGTCGGGGGACACTAGATACCTCCTTCTTTAAACTCTTCCGTGATTGCAAAGTCTTCTACTTCCTTGATGAATTGTGGCACGGTAAGGAACCTACCATCAGCTAGTACTGTGAAGCACTGTGCTGTTTGCACATCCCAAATCACACGGACCTGCTCCAGTGGTACCTTGTTTTGAAACTCAACGCACTGCCTAAACTCGGTAATAGAGCTTAGTACCTGAGGCCTTTCCTTGACTACATGATCAGC